TTCTTGCACCAGCAAGTTCTCGCCGCAATTCTTTCATTGTTCCTTTATCCTTTTTTGATTGTGTATTACCGGTTTTCTTTGGAGGCATATTCACTTTATTATAAGAATGCAAAACATAAATTGAATTTTTGGTTATGCGCAAAAATAATATAATAAATGTTATTTAATGAGTTGAATAATGATATTTTATTGCATATTTGGTCTTTTCTTAGCATTAAAGAATTAGATGAAATATCAAAAACATGCAAACGTTTCAAATGGTTATATGATTATGCATATCTAAAAAATATTTCACATGATTGTTTTAAAGATGATATCGTACAGTTTATAAAATGGTTTAATAAATCAAAATATCAGCTTCAAGAAATTACTTTGTGTAATGCTACTTACGATCCAACTTTTTTAATTTCTGGATATCCATGGCCTCGTAAAGTTATTTTTGATAGATGCCAAATAAGTTCTACATTGATTGACCCGGATGCGAAAAATACTGAAATATTGATAATAAAAAATGTATGCCGTTTTGATACACAGGAAAAACTTTATATCAATTGGGAGAAATTTCCTAACCTTAAAGTTATTGATATATATTTATCAAGTATTGATATAAGTAATATTGGGGTGTGTGAAAATTTAGAGGCAATAAGAATAGATGTATCACAAAAAGATATAACTTTGCCTTGCTCGATAGGAAAACTAAAAAAATTAAAATTTATTGCAACAACATGTAATGCAGATGAATGGTCACATTTTGATTCTGAAAAACTGAGAATATGCTTTCTCCCGAAACAAAAGCAAATTTTTACATCAAATTCAAAGTTAGTACCAGAATCTCATCTAAGTTGTATTTATAGTTATGTAAATATTCAGTGTATCGAACCAACAGATTATATATAAAATTTACGATATAAATGTTTACACATTTATATTTTCAAAATCAAAGTTTGTATTTGAAATAAATATTCATTTTATGAAATTATTTGGAATATTTTTTTTTGAATTTTAAGCAGCTCTTCTGGGATAACGTTTAGATTTTCTTTGTGATTTTTTCGGAGATTTTTTTCTAGAACCAAAACTTCCTTTTCCACCATATTTATTTTTTAACCACTTTGCATCGCTATTTATAACAGGAGCAAATTTTCTATTAGCAGAATGATAATGTTTCAATACTAAAACACTTCCAAGACAACTACGATATCCGTATTTTGTAACACATTTATTCAATAATTCATGCCTTACTTTTGGAGATTTACTCATATATCCAGGTCCTCCCAATTTTCCTTTTCTTGAAATTAATGATCTACTTTTCTTTGCAGGATATCTCCTTTTTGGAGTACGTTTACGAGATTTTCTGGTTGATTTTGTTGTTATCCATCTACCTTTTACATGTGTTCCATCTTTTTGCACATAACCTTTTATCCAGTGTTTCATTTATTATAATATTAAAATAAAATGAATTCTTATTGCATAAAATGTGGAGAAGATGTGCATCCTGATTGTAGAAAAGGAAACATGTGTTTTGAATGTTACGATATTGAAACTTCTAATGATAAGGATATGGAATTTTCTGTTTCTCTAAAACAAATATTAATCCCACTGAAACAAAATTTAAAACCCAATGATTTTAACATTTTGATAGAAATTATTAATTTATGGCAATTGGGTTTATTTTCAAAAGGAGATAATAAATTATTAGAGTTAAAACAACATTTATCCGTAGAATGTTGCAAATTATTGAAAATTATAGAAAATTTTGTTGTATACGGAAAAGGAATTCCGGATTTTATCGATATTCCAAAAAGTGGGTACTATAAATTACCAAAAGGATTTAATATAAATCCTAATCCTAGAAAATAAATTATTGATATGCTGTATATCAATAATAAATAATTTGCATTTTTAGTTTGTTTTTACCGCAATTTTTCTTATTTCTTCGGTTTGATTTTTAACAAACGAAAGTGTGTTCCCGTTTTGTTGAACAGCAAGTTTACATATTTCATCTGTTTGTTTTGCTACGAATCTTATAGCACCTCCTTTTTGACTAACAGCAAGTTTACATATTTCTTCTGTTTGATTTTCAGCTTTTATATATTGCAGAGCATTTCCATTTTGTTTTACCGCAATTTTTCTTATTTCTTCTGTTTGAAATTTATTACATACATATTTCAAAGAAAGTCCATCTTGTTCAACAGCAATTTTACATATTTCCTCCGTTTGATAGTCATTTTCGATATATTTTAGAGAACATCCATGCATTTTTACAGCTTTCAGTAGAAAAGTGCAAATAATTTGTTATAGAAACAGATGGGTTGAATATTTTTTTATCTGAAAGGATAATGTTTCTTGCTTGTAAAAATCCTTCATTTATTCCTTCTGTGTCTATAAAAATATACGAATTTTTTGTAAAAGTTACCTTTGCGATATAAACAGTTTCATTTGAATATTGCTCATAATTGAAAAGCGTACTTATATGAAAAAATATTATACCCTCATTTATTTTTACATTTTTTCCAACAAAACAATAAAAATCATCTGTAAATACTGATAATATTTCTTTTACTGTAATTGCACGATGAGCTGGTGTATAATTTGTTGGAAATATTTTATCGAAAAGTTTTTGAAGCATTTATTCTGTATGAAGAATTGTAAATAATTTCATTTTTAATTCAGATTGATATTTGAATTAAAAAATAATGATTAATCTTGAAATTCCAAAATTGGTAAAGTTGTTGGGTTCCATAAATATGTATTTCTAACATATTCCGGTCTAGTAATTTTTTCTTGAATTATTTCGTTTATTTCTTTTTCTAGTTCTTTTTTCCAGTCAAAAGTATCATTCCAAACATCTTTTTGTATCAATCTTATTACTGAATATCCATTTTCATTAGCACATCTTTCTTTGAATCTATCTGTTTTTTGTGTTTCCACTGGACAATCCCAATTTGATACTTGTTCGAAATGTTGTCTCCCATCGAGCTCTATTATGATAGATAAGTTTCCTAAACAAAAATCAAATGGTAATTGATTCTTTTTCTTGCACCAACTTTGTTTGAATTGATGCATTACATTTTCATAATTATTTTTAAGATATTCAAATAATTTTTTCTCAGTTTTATTTACACATTTCGAACACCAACCTCCACCACCATTTACACTGTGCGGAGATATAAGAAATTCATATCCGCAATCATGACAGTCAAATATATATTTTGTATGAGAATTTTTTGTTATATTTCTTGGTTGTTCTGTATTCTTTTTACTCCAACATTTAGATTTTCCATGACTTGCAAAAGATTTATTATAACACTGATTGCAATTTTCGTTTTCACATAACTTATAGCTATTACAGTAAGGACACCATCTGGATTTAATTGTGACATCATTTAATCTTGATTCAAATTCATGCCCACAATCGTTACAAACAAATATACCCTTTGTATGAGAGCATTTGAACATATTTCTCGGGCTGAGTTTATTTTTACTACTCCAGAACTCAGATTTTGGGTAAGAAGCGAATGATTTATCGAAACAAATTTGACAATTTATACTTTCACATAATTTATGATTTGCACAATATTGGCACCAGTATCCTGATGAAATGTTACATAATTTACTCTCAAACTCATGACCGCATTTATGGCAGTCAAATATGTATTTTGCATGCGAACTTCTAGATACTTCTTCTGGTTTTTTTGAATTTTTAATACTCCAATATTTAGATTTTTCGTGACTTGCGAAAGATTGTTCGTATGGAATCATAATTTTACATAATTTATAAGATATATTTAAAATTCAATTTTTCAATTCTGCCATGATATTTTATACAATTTTGTATAAAATATATAATAGCAATTTAATCAGACTTTTAATCAGACTTAAAGGACCGGGAAGCCTAGCGCCCCCCCAGACACTCGAATTATGTTATTATTTACAGCTGTAATAATGAATTCGAAACTTTGTGGGAAATTTGCACCACTTCCTACTGGTCCTAATCCAGAAGCTGCGGTAATTGCGGCTTGGCTGGCTTCTGGGACAATAGAAACGTTTGTAAGTTTTCCATAGTTTGTTGAGCCCATTGGGTCGAGACAGATAAAATCTAATGAATATGAATATTCATGATATCCGGTTTCGAGTGGAATAACTGGTGCATTAAAATATGGGTTAACTAATGAGAAATAATCAGAACCCATTTGTGCCAAACGATTTGTATTTTCATAAATCAGAGAAGTTTGTAAAATTGGGTCAGCTGCTCCAGGAGGACTGAAATTTGTAATATTTGTAACTCCTCCAGTTGTTACTGGGGAAGAAGTCACATAATTGGACCATTCAGAAGACCAGGTACTATTTCGCACAGCAAATAATAAAACTTTAATAGCATGTGAAAAACGAATATCAAAAGATTGTTGGGGATTTGTTGCTGGGGTAAATGATTGGCGAGGAGCTGTTTGAACTTGTTCAATTAAAATATCACGTGGGGCACAAGCCATTCTTTTACGTTCATCATTGGAAACAATAGCATAATTTGCCCATACCTGAGTATTTCCCAATACTGGGGCTCCACCAACTAAATCTGTGGATGGATTAATAGCTAAACGTTGTTCTGCGGAAGCAGCAGAATCTTCCAAGATTAAAAGTTGGGACCAATCTCTGAATGCGAATTGGATTCTCATTTCATTATATGGTAAAGCAGCAGTTGGAAGAGAAACTCCACTATCTCTGCTATAGAAAAATGGAAGTGGTAAATTTAATGTGAAAGATGGAATTGCTTCAGAAGGAGAATGTGGCTGAGTCATATCATCAACATTTCCAATCATATTATTATATCCATTTCTTTTTCCTGCTGGAACAGTAAAAGCAGCCCAGAAATCTAAGTGATAATTATCAAATCGAGCAGCAACTAAATCATTGAATGTTACACAGCATTCTCTGATAATATTATGCATAAAGTTTCTGGTCCATCTTAATCGACCATTTGCTCCAGCTTGATTTGTTGAAAGTAATTGGACTTGTGGAGTAGTTAATCTTAACCAGGTTTGGAGCATATAATCTCCAGCACGAGAAATACAAACAGACCATTCTTGATTAAATGCTGGAGAGCCGGACGAACGAGATAATACTACTGGAACTTGGGTAAACCAAGTTGCTTTTCTAGTTTCACGGACAAAGTAAGCAGTGGCCTCACTGCCGCCATATAAGTATTTCTCAATTTCGTCGAAAGTAGCCAAATCAATAAAGCCTGATGTAACATTTGATGTACAAATTGATGCCATTTTATATTTAGGCAAGACATAAAAAAATTCTTTTTGTTTTTACACATAAATTTCAAACAATTGAATTTAAAGATAATAATTTACCCTAAACTGTTCTTGTTATTTTACTACAAAAAATTTGTTATAATTTACCATAAAATTATAACTTTAATCGATTAATTTTTCCAACTCTGTTGTAAATTTTTTAATATCAATATCGTACAGATTAAATATTCTTGATTTTTCTTTTAATGTAACAATGAGCTTTGCAGACGTTTTTATATTACAAAAATTATTAGAAAAATCAGTCAAACCTTTTTCTTTTAAAGTTTTTGTATAAACTTCGTAAGCTTCTTCTTTTGTTTTATACGAACCGATATAAATATTTTTCCCATTGTGTCTATACTGAGCAACCCATATTTTATCTCTAGAAAACCAACTTATTCCTGTCATTCCGGATGTGTTATTTTTTCTTATAGGACAATTTCTTCCATTTTCATTCGGGGTAGCCCATCTCAGATTTTCCACATTATTATCAGTTTTATCATTGTTAATATGGTCAACAATTTTTTTATTTTCAGGATTTGGGATAAAAGCTTGTGCAACCAATCTATGAACACTCATTTTTTTATATTTATCTCCTATATGTAAATCAACTGCCATATATCCAGTCAATTCTCTTTGTTTCAGTACATATTTATTAGCAATTTTTCGAACTCTTCCTAAATTTGATACTTCGTAATTTTCAAACTCGTCTATTTTCCTAAATTCTTCATGCATTTCACTCACAACCAATTCCCCTATCTTGCTTTCTAGTTTTACATAATCATCATATTTTTTTGCTATAGTTTCATACTGAATTTGTTCAGAATTTGGAATATCAAGAGTAATAATAACACTCATTACTTCACTCGTTTTGTTATCAACTTTTTCAATAATTTTAGGTGTGATTTTTTTATGATATTCTACCACTCCAGATTCGGAAAGTTTTTTCTCTCTGGCTAAAAAAGCTTCTTCTTTTGTATCAAAAGAGCCTACATATATTTTTACACCATTCTTATCCACAAATTGAGCTCCCCATTTATTTCCACGTTTGTAAACTCCAATAATTCCAGATTTGTTATCTTTTCTCATAGAATGATTTCTGTTATTTTCAGAAACAGATGCCCATCTTAGATTTTCAACTCTATTATCTGTTTTATCATTATTAATGTGGTCTACCATAGTTTTATTATCGGGATTTGGAATAAAAGTCTGTGCAACAATTTTATGGACAAATTTATCATATCTTTTACCTCCATCCATTTGCATATGAACTGTTCGATATTCACGGTCTTTTCTTTCTGATAATACATATTTAGTATCAACTTTTCTTATAATTCCTGTATTTGATACTTCATAATTTTCGAATTCTGGTACAACTTTGAAAATTTCTTCTGACATATTTTGTTTATGATATTTGCAGAATCGGAAATAATTTAATTTTATTTTTCTAGTATTCATAATTTGAACTTAAATAAACCATATTTCACGATAAAGCTATGTTGGAACTAGATATTTTGGCTATCGATGCCAATATACGTAAAAATTTTGAAGAAGAGTTCGAAAAACTACCAACATATAAACAAAAACTCAAAGAAATAGATGAAACATTAACAAATAATGATTTAATTTTGAGAGTTAAGAATAATTTTGGTAGAGCACGAATAGAACTTTTAAAATATATCGATGAACTTGAATCCAGAGAGAAATTTTATTTATATATTATACAAACTACTTCGTATATTGAAGAATATAAAAAAATTTTGAATACCCCGATAAAAGTTAGTTTTCTTGGAAAATCTACAAAAGATAATAAACAAAAACGAGAACTTACTTATTGCTATCTAGAAATAGCTTCAAAATATGTTGATATTGAATTAGAAACAAATTCTAAACATGATGGAGTAAAATGTTTGAATTGTTCGAATAAAACAGATTTCGATATTATAGATAATAGTGTGTATATATGCACAAAATGTTATGCAAAACAGATTGTTATGAAACACAGTTCTTCATACACAGATATAGACAGAGTTAATATTTCGAGTAAATATATGTATGACCCAAAAATACATTTTAGAGATTGCGTAAAACAATATCAAGGAAAGCAAAATTGTACTATACCACCAAAAATATACGAAGATTTGGAAAAGCAATTTTTCCTGCATTCTTTACTTTGCGAAAGTAATATCCGCACAGAAATGTTCAAAAATATAACAAAAAACCAAATTATGATTTTTCTAAAAGATTTAGGATATTCAAAACATTACGAAAATGTGCATCTAATACACTATACGTTTACTGGAATTAAACCCGACGATATAACTTATCTAGAAGATAAATTACTTGATGATTTCGATTCTTTGATAGATTTATACCACAAACGGTTTAAAAATATTAAGCGTAAAAATTTCATAAATACTCAATATGTTTTGTATCAATTATTATGCCATTATAAACATCCGTGCAAACAGGAGGAGTTTATAATTCTGAAAACAATAGATAGAAAAAATTTTCACGATGAAATATGTAAAACACTTTTTGAAGAATTGGGATGGAATCATACACCTTTTTATTGAATCTTTTGATAAACTTTTGGATTTTACTTTAAAATTATTACTATTATTAGTTTCAATTTTAAAATATATAATAAATGTCAGCAGGAGGAATAAGTTACTCAGGAATTACAAATCATGGTAAAATAACATTACCATCTGTTGATTCTGGTTTTGGAAGTATGAATATACTTAGAGATCCACCTAAATCATTATATACAAGACAAATTAATAAGGTTGGAGAAACATCTTCAATAACAGAAATGATTGATGAAAGTTCTAATAGGGCATGCGAGGCAATTTTACCCTTTAGCAGGGGAATTAATCCATTTGTTTCTGTTTCGTATGATAATAATGGAAATAATGGTGGTTCAAATGGAAGTATTGTTGGTAGTAATAATGGTATTCAGGCTAAATTACCATATACGGTTATGAGAGATGGTGCATTTAGACCTCCAGTTTTATTACAAGAAGATTTATTACCTTTATCTCGCATGCCAAGAAATTGGACTTCTGCTTTCTCTGCACCAGGATTTGCAGATTTTTCTAAAAAAATGCGTACATGTGGTACAGCAGAAGAAACAAAAGAAGTAAAAACAGATACTTTAAAAGCTAGTATTCGTCCAACAGCAACATATACAATAGAAACTCCAATTTCAGAACCTTTTGAAATAAAATATGTTATTCAGCCCAGTCTAAAAACATCTGCAAATTCTGGTATAAGAACTATGGATATTACACAGAGACATGTTTCTGCACCAACAAAAGAGATAGAAACAAATCCACTTCATGCCCATGCAAGAACTAATATAAAAAGTACAAAACATGTAGATAATAATGTTTTTGACCCACAGAGATATATTCAATCAACAAATCCTCATTATGTAAATACAAATATTTCTACAAGTTTGCATCATACTTCTATCGAAGATTTATTGGACCTTTCTGATATGCCAATACACGATAAATTAAATTTTAGTGTAAATGCTCCACTCAGTGGAACAGAACAAACCAAATATTTTCACGATGATATAGAATTATCTAGAAATGTACCATCATACCAGGCAACTACAAATATAATGGATACAAATATACACAAGAGAGTGGAAAGAGAAAATGATATACAATTAAGTAGAAATATTCCTATGGGGAGTTTCATATCAAATCCAGTTTCCAGGGGAATTGATGACCATAATAATTCTAGAACAGCCCGTTTAGCTCCAAAAATTAGTCCTGGAGGATATTCTGTTCCATCACAAGTTCCTATGATAAATCGAATGCAAAATGAACAAATTTTAAGGGAATCTGAAAAAGCAAGAATGAATAGGCTTGTTAGTGAAAGTATGCTTGGAAGATTTAATAAATCTAATCCATATGCCCCAAATCTTGCTGTTTATTAATATTATTTTATCACTTTATTTAAGAAATATCCAATAAAACATCCAGCTACGTATCCAACTGTATATTCTAAAATATAACTAAATTTATTTAGCAATTACATCACAAATTCGTATATTTAAACAAGTTATAATTTATAATCCATTTATACACAATAAATGAATTATTAATACAAATCAAATAGAATAAATGACTGATTTCGATGATATCCCAACAGTGTCTCACCCACAAAATTTGCGTATTAACCTGTTCAAACATCAATTAGCGAGTATATACCAAATGGAAAAATTAGAACAGGAACAGATTGTAGAAAATGGAAACAATATTAAGGAAACGAGAATTGGAATAAATTCCGATCCAACTGGGTATGGAAAAACATTATCCATGGTTGGTCTGATTGTAAGAAATAAAATGGAATGGGATGTTTGTGTCCCATTTGTCCACGAAAATATAACAATGGAATCTGCGGGACTGATTAAGAATAGAGAAAATAAAAGATATGATAAACTTGATGC